ATGGCTAAATGGGATAATGTATTTTTTACAGGTGTTGGCAAAGTTAATGCAGGTATAACTGCGGGCAGGCTTATTGAAGAACACAAACCTGAGACTGTATGGAACTTTGGTACCGCCGGCGGTATTAGTGTAAGCAGTGGCATACATGAAATGAAGAACTTTGTACAACGTGACATGGATTGTACATCAATGGGCTTTGATGAAGGTCAAACACCTTTTGAAAAAGGATCAGTAATTAGTTTTGGAGATACAATTAATGACATGTGTTGTAGCACAGGTGATAATTTTGTTAATAGCACTAACGATGATTGGGTTATTGCAGATGTGGTAGAGATGGAAGCCTATGCAATAGCAAAAGCATGTAAACAAGCAGATGTAAACTTTAGATGTTTCAAGTATATTAGCGATAGTGCAGATGAAAATGCAAATGATGACTGGGCAAAAACTGTAGCAGATGGTGAAGAACATTACATAAAAATATTTCAACAGATTGTAGGAGGCTTTTAATGAGTGAGAAACAAGAACATCAAAGCGATAAACTAAAGTTTCAAAAGAAAACTATAAAAGACCAAGCAGATGTAATTAAAGAACAAGAAAAAAGAATTGCTGAACTTATAGCAAAACAGGAAAATAAGAATGGCTAAGAAACCTCAAATACCTTTAGCAGAAGTGATGCGAGCCATAGATAAAAAGGATCGCAATTGGTATAACAACCTTACTCCTGAGCAAAAAAAGGCATTCAGTCCTTGGATGATGATGAGGTATGCTAGTAGTGTGCAAGGAAAACAAGCACCAGACTATGTATGGATGGTAAATGAATTAATAAATCACAAGTTTAGTGATGTTAGCAAACATCCAGAGTTACAATGGTTGTTAATGACTGCGGCTGGCAGTGGTAAAGTACAACACCATCCATACATTAAACCACCTAATGCAAGAAAAAAGAAAAGTAAAAGGGTAGATTTTATTAATGATATTTTGCCACATTTAAAACAAGATGAAATTGATTTATTGTTAAGTATAAACAATGATGATGATTTAAAACAAATGGCAAAAGACTTTGGTTTAGATGATAAAACCATAAAGGACATATTTAAAAAATGAAGTGCAAATGGTGTGGCAAAGAGTTTAGAAGTGAAAGCACATTAGCAGTTCATATGTGTGTAAAGAAAAGACGTTGGACTGATAGAGAAATGAGTCATATACGTTTAAGCCACCGAGCATTTCAAATGTTCTATGAATTAAATACAAGTGCAAAACAACCTAAGAGTATAGAAGACTTTATTATGAGTCCATATTACGAAGCATTTGTAAAATATGGTAGAGCATGTCAAGTTAATGAATGGTTAGAGCCAGAAAAATATACAGAATGGTTAATAACAAAAGGCATTAAATTAAAACAATGGACATCAGATAAATCATACAACACATATATTCAAGATTTTGTTAGAAAAGAAACAGGACTTAGAGCATTAGAACGAACAGTTATATATTTGTCTAAGTGGAGTGAAGAAGCAGATACGGATTGGCAGTCTTATTTTGAAGTTGTATCTCCAAGTAGAGCAGTACATGATATTAGAAGTGCAAAAATAAGTCCATGGGTAATATATCTAAGTAAAACAGGAGATTTATTATTAGAAAAGTTTAATGATGAGCAGGTAGGCATGATTAAAGACTTTATAGATCCTCCTTTTTGGATGAAATTATTTTCAAATAACAAAGAAGAAGTAAAACAAATTAAACAAGCATGTGAAGAGGCAAATATATGAAGACAATATTATTTGCAGGTGATAGTTATGCAGTAGCAGATACAGAACATAAGCATCATGGTGAAATCATTGCAGAACATTTTGGTCTAAAATGCAAATTAGAGGGTATTCCTTTTAGTGATATACAAGCAAATGGGTATGTTACTATAGGTAGAATTATAGAAGACCCTAGTATTACGCATTGTTTATATTATGTAACTAGAGCAACGCATTTACATCTACATGATAACAATATAGATGAAGATTTATTACCACCTTTACCAGAAGATATTAAAAATGGTAATCAAAAAATCAAATATACGCAAGAATGGTTTAAAAGTCATTATCAAGCAGAGTATGATAATGTACCTGGCATGGAGGCTTTATTTGCCAAACCTACTGCTCAGCAAGAATTTGATGATTGGTTTTTAAAATGGTTACCTAATCCTTCTAAGAAAAGACCAAGAGAGGGTAATTTGGTTTGGGTATCTATGTTAGGTGCAGATGATAAGGCAAAACCACGTGCATATCAAAAGGACCGTATATATAAATTTGATAAACATGACTCTTGGGGTAATTATACTGCAGGACCAAACGATTTAGAAGAGGTATTTAAACTGCCTGCATACAGTCATGCTATGAGGTTCTTTGGAACAATAGCATTAATACAAAAAGTATGTGATGAAAAAAATGTTAAATTAAAACTTGTACATCACATGCCTGAATTAACGTCTTTGAACACACTTGCAAAGAATTTAAAAATGTTTGATACTTGGGACATGAGTAAAGATGTATTTGGGTCTCATGATGCATTGTTAAAAATAAGGCAAGAACAAAATCTTAATATGATAAAATCACATTATACAAAAGAACTGCATGAAAAAATTGCAGAAACATTTATAAAAACACAAGGAGAATGGATAAGTGAATGTTAATTTAATTAGTTACAGCAAATCAGACGGAAGTCATATCATTGACTCTGCGAGTGCAACAGAACTTGTGGCATTTTGTGCCAGAGTTAGCAATCCAGAAGGTCAAATGAATAGTGCAACAAGCGAAAAACTTATTAAGTATTTGATGAAACACAAACATTGGTCACCATTAGAAATGGTAAGTGTTTGTTTGGAAGTAGAAACAACAAGAGATATTGCTAGACAAATATTAAGACATAGAAGTTTTAGTTTCCAAGAGTTCAGTCAAAGATATGCAGACCCAACTAAAAGTTTAGACTTTGAAATTAGAGAAGCAAGATTTCAGGATACTAAAAATAGACAAAATAGTATTCCAGCAACTGAAGATGATTATGAACTTGTTGCTAAATGGAATGAAAAACAAAAAGGTGTTATTAGAGTTGCCAATGAAGCATATGGTTGGGCAATAGAAAATGGTATTGCTAAGGAACAAGCAAGAGCAGTATTACCTGAAGGCAATACTGTAAGTAGATTATATGTTAATGGTACATTAAGAAGTTGGATACACTATATTGAATTACGTGGCGCCAATGGTACACAATTAGAACATATAGAAATTGCAAATGCAGTTGCTGATGTTATTGCTAAGATATTCCCATTAGCAGAAGAATATAAAGGAAATAATATATGAGCCAATGGTGGTATAATTTCTTGACATGGTTTGTATTTGGTGGTATAATAATAACTTGTATCCAAATATTAATTAAAAGAAAATAAATGAATGAATCGTACGCAAAAGAATGCATGGTAGAATGCACAGATAATGGAAAAACATTAGAAGTAGATATTGGCGACTTTAGACCAGAAAGTTACATGACTGTTTTTATGAATACTGTTAAGGTAAACTTACAATATGATAACAAACATAAAATATATGTTGGTAACATGGCAGGGTTAGAGTTTATTACAAAAGGTCCTAAATTAATAGGCAATTATAGATGAAGATAAACTTTGATGTAGACATTGATATGGCAGATAGAGATGAGTTTTTAAAACTTGTTGAACATATACCTGCTAGTATTAAAAAAGAAGATACATTTGATAAGCACAATACTGGTGTCTACTTTCAACCTATTCCTAGTTTTCCAATTGAAGGTTATAGCACAATAGACCATAAAGAAGCAGAGGAGTTGGGATATTTTAAAGTTGACTTTTTAAACAATCACATATATGAAGGTATTAAAAATGAAACACATCTTGATAAACTTTTAAGTACAGAACCGTTATGGGAATTATTTGGTCATAAAGAAGTAGTAGAAAAGTTATTTCACATAAACAACCATTATGATATTGTAAAACAATATAAGCCTGCTAGTGTAGAGCAATTAGCAATGATACTTGCTATGATAAGACCAGGTAAAAGATATCTAGTAGGAAACACATGGGAAGTAATTGAAAAAGAAGTGTGGACTAAAACAGAAGATTATTTTTTTAAACGCAGTCATGCTATAGGCTATGCTACTGCTATTTGTGTTCAATTAAATCTAATGGTTGAGCAATTAGGTTAGTCTACCTTTTTAACCAACTGTACCGTTCTACGTTTAATTCTCTTTTTAAGAATATTTTGCATACTTGTTACAGGGCCAAACAGTACTTCAGTTTCTTTAAGTATAAAAGTTCTTAAACAATGTCTAAAGACTTGCATTTCAGTAAATAAAAATACATCAATTGGTAGAAGTCTATTACTTTCCCACCACCATAAATCGCCTAATTCTAATAACTGTTTTTTCTCTTCGTCATGTTTGCATCTTTCAATATCATAGAAACTTAGGATTTGTGCGTCCTTATTTTGTACAATTCCTACAAATTCTTCACCTGCAAAAGTGATTCCAGTAAGGAAGGGAAACTTTTCTTGTAGTTCTTCATGATTAGTCATCTAAGATATTTATTAACACATATGATAAATACTAGACAAAGATGGTATTATTTTATGTCGTATGCAAGTACTAAAACATTATATATATTAAATTATCAGTCCGTAGACTTAGTTTTGACTGCGGATGGAATAAAAGTGGATAACAGACCTATGAATCAACAAAGATTAGTAGTACATAAAGGTTTTGACAATCAATTAAACTTTTATGTTCGAAATAGAGATAGA